CCCCCGCAATCTCCCATCCGGCTTGCTTAAAGCCTAGTCCCATTCCCCCGCAACCGCAGAAGAAGTCATTGACTCTATACATTTTATCCTCTCCCTTTAATGTTTAATGCATTATCATTATAATGTCTAACGGAAAAAAGTACAAGACCCAATCCGCTGTACAAGATATAGTCGCACATAATGCATCATATGCTCCTAACAAAAGGAGGGTGTCAGTATGAATGTGTCCGACAAGTTGAGGAAGGGGCCGTCGATGATCGACATGGCTCCCGAAGTGAAGTTCACCAACATGTGGCAGGTGGTCGTGTACTGGATTTTCAGCTTTTGGCTCCTCAGTCATGTGGGCGGCATTTTCGGTATCAACGTGCTGTATGAAATGTTTGGTTGGATTCCGTTCATAGGGAGGTTGTTCGGATGATTGTGGAATCAACAGCCGCTAAATTGGTGTTGGCAGCAGGTTCATTGGCAACAGCTTGGACCCCGTTCAGGTGGACGAATCTCAAAGCACCGCCGGAAATTGAAGTAATAATCAGCCCGACTTGGGAGTGAAGTCGGGCTTTGTTGTTTATGCTGCTTCTGCCCAGTTCGTGCTGGTACGGTCGAATCCAACAGCAACCGGAACGAACATCCAGTCGCAATCCTCCATGATTTTTACGATGTGTTCTTTAATCCATTCCTCACCTTTGTACTTCTTGAACTGGATTTCGTCGTGGATGTTCGCCATCATCTTTGTTTTGCAGCCATGCTTATCAAGAAACTCCTGAATCTTAATCATCGCCCATTTCAGGAAGTCAGCCGACGAGCCTTGCACAAGGTAGTTGCCAACCTTGTAGGCAAAACTCCAGTTCGACAGGTAGTAGCGACGACCGTACATGTTGGTCGCATAGCCGTAATTCCGCACCTTCTGGATAACCATGTCCTGATAGTGCGCGACCTGCGGGAACGATGCAGACCAACCGCTGACCAACGCTTCCGCAACTTCCATCGGAATGTCCAGCATTTCAGCCGCTTTCTTCGCACCGCCGCCGTAGTTCCTCATGAAGTTGAAGCCCTTCCCGATCTTGCGCCAGTATTTCTTGAACGTGTCAGCGTCAACTGGAGAGCGTTCGGGATGCTCGTACTTCTTGTACTTCTCGATGCAGGTGTAGCCAAGCCCTATCGTAAGCGCGTTGTGGGCCGTTTCTGAGTGTACGTCGGTCGGTTTCCAAGGCGTACCGTCCTCCAGTACCCAAACACTCCATCCCTGCTCCAACAACTTCTCAGTGGAACCTTCCGGCGCTCCTTCCCTCAGTTCAGTCCAACGTGCCCGTTGCTTCGGGTCTTTGTAGTTGTATTCCTCCCCGGTCAGATAATGTTTGCAGTATAGTGGCATGTAAGCACGACACAGGTTGATGTCCGGCTTGCCAAGCAAGATCGTGTAATTAGCTTGCACGCGCAACTCAATCTGAGAGTAGTCGAAGTACCACAGTTCGTCGTAATCGCCGCCCTCCGGGATGAATGCCCGGCGCGGGTAAAACAACTCCATTTCCTGCGGAGCCGAAAATTCGCCATGCTCCTGTTCGTAGGCTTCGCCTTCTTCCGTCAGGATGCGCTCTTTGGGGAACTGCTGCGCGTCGGAACCTGACCTGCCGGATACTGCGGTATATGGATTGAATTGCGTGTAGAAATGACCGTCGTACTCTGCCACTTCCAAGATGCGGCTGATGTATGTCGATTGCCATTTCTCCAGTCGCCGGAGACGGGTAATCAGCTTGGCGATGCGGCTGTCCTTTTGCTTTTTGAGGAAAGCCTTGTTGGTCGTGTCAGGTCGGTATCCCAACACTTCCTCAAAGATGTCCATGATCTCTTTGTCTTGGGATACCGTAAAGAATTTGCCTGACAGCTTCCACAGTTCCTTGTAGCAACGGTCGATCTCTGCTTCAAGTTTTTGATAGCTTAACTTCAAATAGTCAATGTCAACTCGGAATCCGGTACGCTCTTGATTGTACAGGATGGGCAGCAGCTTTTGTTCCATATCCAGAATCGGCTTCTGTTCGCGTGCGATAAGCCGGGGGAGCGCTCCTTCTGCCAGTTCCAGCGCATAAATACCGTCAGAATGGATGTACTCAATGAGAACATCCCTTGGGATGTCGGCGTAGGTAGCTGCCGGATATTCTTCAATCCATGTCTTGTAGATTTCGTACACTTCCTCCGGCACTTCAACCCATCGCTGCTTGCGCTCCAGTGTGTAGATGTCAATCGGGCCGCGCTTCTTCACCCGGAACACGTCTTTGATTCGACCGATTCCCCATCCCTTGTAAGGTTTCAACAGGGCTTTCAGAACAGCACGCTTTTCATCGTTGACCTTTTTCAATTCTTCCTTTACCGCATTTTCAAAATCCTTGGCCTGATGATCAACGTATTTGGCAGCAAGGTATTTCAGCCCCAAGCGGTCGCCGCCGTCGCGGTCAGATACGGCTTCCAGTACCAGCCGGGAGATTCCCATAACATCGACGACGTTACCCAACCGCTTGATTACATCTTTCCATCCGGTTGCGTTTTCCAGCATGTGAAAGTCGAATTTGATGTTGTTACCAATCACCATTTTCACTTGCTTCGCCAGAATCAACACTTCCCGGAGAACAGCCGGATTGTGTTCAAACGAGAACATGCGACCCTTTTTACCGAATGGACGCTTCTCTACTGGAATCTGCCAGCCAAAAACCCACATGAAGGGCTTCGCTTTTTTGATGTGAAGCCCGTCAGTTTCGGAGTCCAGTGTCACCATTTTTGGTTGATCTTTTTGAAACATTTCTTTCAAAAACCAAAGAGTTTCCGGCGTGATATGGTATTTGTCGTATCGGCTGGTAACTGGAGTCTCTAAGCGTGGTTTGATCTGAGTCGCTTCCATGCTCATAACCCTCCCGTACTAAGCGGTTGTAGGTATGTGGTTCGGTTGGCTTCCAGCGCCGCATCAACGGCTTTTCGGAAACGCTGTGTCGGAACAATTCTGTCCCTTTGCATTTCGATCAAATGGTACAGGTATAGCTTACTCATCAATTGCTCGTATTGATTTTTCTCCAGTCCAGCTACTGCTTGCAGGTTCCGGTTGCTGGTGTCCGGCGTTTCGTACAGGTGGCGAAGCACTTGTGGAAACTGACGAATCAATGTGGCGACGATCTTATTCACGTTTTCGTCAGTTTCGTTTTGCTGCCGTTCCTTTTCCACGACCTGCTTAATGCGAAAAACTTTGTTGTCGTAACAGTCAACCATGAAACGGCAAGCAAAGTCAACGTGATCTTTCTTGACGACGATCTTCTCTCCAGTTTCGTCGCAACTGAACAGCCGGGCAGCGACGGCAACGGAAAGACGAGCGATCTTTTTCCACGCTTCGGGGCCGAACAGTTTCAGGCTGAGTTTGTACTTTTGGTTGAGCAACGTCGCACGATCAACGATCAATTCCTCAATACCCTCATCAAACACGACCTGATCGGCTCTCCGGCTCCAAACCCAATACACCAAGTTACGATAGGCTTCTTGATCGTACGGTTCTACGTCAACTTTTGCCAATGGGGATATGTATTCCCCGGTATCTGCTGCTAAGTACACCAAGTCGAATCGTGCAATATCTTCATATGTTCCGAATAATTCCTCCAGTACGACCACACCTGACGGATACTTGGACAATGGATAACTTGCGCCGTTTTCCTGCGGTCGTGGGTTACTAATCCACAACAGCCGGGTGTATGCCGGAGCCGTACCCTTGGCGATCTTTTCAATGTGGGCTTCCTGAGAGGAGCGAACCGATGTCAGTTTGCCCATCATGTCTTTTGAGATGCCGGAAAACTCATCCAATACGACAAGCCCCCGGTGATTCAAGACGATGGTTCCCCATGTGATTTTGTAGGTTCCTTTCGTAATCTGTTCAGCACCGCCGATCAGACCTGCAACAGAAGCGTTTTTCACGTCTGTATAGGTTCCCACGCCATAGAACGCACCAAGCGCTGTCGCTACATCCGTTTTACCTGTACGGGTGTCACCCACAATGGCGATCTCCGGGTAGCCTTTCTTCATCAGCTTGCCACCAAAGTAAAACTGCAACGGCGAATGATACATGATGTCGGTACAATATACCAGTTCCGGTCGAATGTGTGGCCCGACGATCTTACGAGCCATTTCAGCCAACAGCGGCATCTTTGTTTTCGCTTCACCTTGGAACACTTTCAATTGCTCTTTAATTTCAGGAGTCATACGGAAGGATTCAACGGGGGAATCAGATTGCTCAACGTGGTGTACGACGGCTACCAGTTTCGCACCCTGATTTGGATGAGGGTAACGCTTGTAATTCATGCGGTAACGCTCCCCGTCTACAATATCAATTCCGTTATCTTGTTCCAAAATGTAAGCGATCAACTCAGCCGTTTTGAATTTCGCCATTGGGTCGTCTTTCAGTATACGCTGTGCATCTGGAATTAGAACAGCTTTCGTAACAGATTTTCTCGCACGTACCGCCTTTGAATAGCCGGGGCATTCATCAGGTATCCCGGCAAAATTACGCAGTGTCTTGTTGATCTGCGCTTCTTTCAAACTACCGTCAACCAACTTCAACAAGTCGTCGGAGTTTTCTTCTGTCAGCGTCCAGAAGTAAGGGCCTTCACCATGCCGAGCGAAAAACGGGCAGGTCAAACAAGTTTCCGACTCAGGATTACGACCTGTACAATTCCATTCGACAACAGAAGGCACTTCCATCGGCTGATCGAATCGACCTGAGAGAATCACCCGGCTTGACAGCACCTTGCCGGAATATTGTCCTTTCGGAGCATCCCACAGGTCAACCAGTGGATACAGGCGCTCCTTCTCTTGCTGGTAGTCCTCCGGTGTGAATGGACGTGCATTCTGCATTAACTGGAATAGATCGTCAGCAGAGCGCTTATACTTGATAAAGAAGTCGTGGATGTCCTCTTTATCTTCCAGTCCCAAGTCCACGATGAAGATGTTTTTGGCAACTCCATGCAGATGATAAGCGACTACTCTTGCACCGGAGCGTCCAGCATCATCGCAGTCGTAAGCAATATACACGTCTTTGCCTTTGAAGCTGTTGCGGAGGATTTTCGGGAATGACCCGGCCCCTCCAGTTATGGTAATCGCGTTGAAGCCCATCTGCCGGGCAATCGCGGTATCTTTCTCACCCTCACAAAGCAGCGTTGGTCGATCATCGTTTATCCACAAGTCAAACGGGAAGATCAACGGCTTGCTGCCTTTCTCACCTTTCACCTTTGGCGTTGCTTCCGGGTGGTAGGTGCGAATATCCAGCAGTTCTCCGTAAATAAATACAGGAAACTGAATACCGTCACCGACTTGTCCCAACTGGAGAGTCTTGACGGTTTCTTCGGTCAACCCCATATTACGAATCATCTGCATCCAAACATCGGATTCCAGCAGATTCTTTACGTTTTGCTCCCAATTATGGGTCTTACTCTTGGTAAACAGATCAAACATTTGCAGCGCATCCATATAAGACACGCCGTTGATCTTTGCATAAAAATCAATTTCCGACAGACCGCCATCGTTGAAACGTCCCAAGCCCCGGCAGACCTTACAATGGAACACACCACGACTTAGGTTAACGTGTGCTGACGGCACTTTTTCCATATATTCAGTACCATCTTCTCGACGATGGGGAAATGGACAGCAAACTGGAATCTCCCCGGCTGCATTTTCTTCCCCAAGGTCTTTGAAGTACATGCGGAAAAAGTCTCCAGTTCTCATAGCATGTACTCACTCCGTTTCCCCTCTATTGGTACTTTTAAGTCTAAACGCTAAACGTGAATTTTACAATATAGCAGATTTAGTGCCAGTCAAAGGAAAGGGACACAAGATATTGTGCCCCTTACTTTTTACCTTTTGGGAGGGAGAATACAACGATTCCTCCTACCAATATGGTCGCTCCGATAAGAAGCGCATACTTTTGATTGTTCAGTTCAACCAACCTTTGCTGTTTGAATTCTCTCTGCCCGTCCCTGTTAAACTCAAAACCTTTTGTTGGCGGTCGATAACTCAGCATCAGGTAGGCTTCAACTGCCACAATCAATGCCAGTAGGATTGCGGCAATAGCACGCATTCGTTTTCACCCCCTCCCATTTATGATTTTAGAACTTTGTGATTTTAGAACGGCAGGTCGTCGTCGGAAATGTCAATCGGAGTCTCAACACCAGCGAACGGATTGACATTGGATTCAGGAGCCGGGCCAGTACCGCCAACTTTGGACTGTTTGAAGTATCTGACTGCTTCTCGTACTTTCGGAGTGCCGTCGTTGGCAGTATATGATTCATGGTCGATTCCAATGATAAGAGGTTTCGATTGGATGAATCTCATAAAATCCTCAACGGTCGCAAACTCTTGGCCTTTCGGTGCGCCGCACGCAACTGCCAGATTGTTGAAACGCCACATAGCTGCATCGCTAATCCACAGGCGGTCAAAGATTTTGCGACGACCGAATTTCTGACCGGAAATGTCGTCCCGGATGGTGAAAGTGATAGCCACGCCGGGAGTACCTTTTTGTTTGGAAGTCTCCTGCTTCACTTCGGAAACAAAGACTTCATACTCGCCTTTATCGACAGGTTGAAAATCGCCAGTAGTGGCTTTATCAGGGTCAGCTTTCAGAAACGACATACTCAATCTCTCCTTTTTGAATATTAATTTTCAATTTATAGGAAGGGGGCTTATTTTGCCCCCGATTCCTCAACATCTTTTTGGGGCTGCTTCATCAATTGTACTTGCTCAGCACGCAGCGTTTCCAGCATGTTGATAATGCGTCGGATAGTCGCATCTTTCATCGCAGGTGGCAACTTATGCACAACTTCCTTGTAGATGCGAACCTTGGCGTGAATCGTTTTGCCGTCGATTTGCACAGGCTTCATCCACAAGATGTATTGGGCTTCCGGCTTTGCATCTTCCTGACCTTGTTTCTCTTTGGGGATGCGGTGCATGACGGTTTGGAAGCCAACAAAGTCAACAACTGAGCCAACCACGTCGCCAGTGTCGCGGCCTTGCAGGTTGATCTTGTGTTCAATGATGCCGGACACCTCATCTTTGACTTCCTGTGTATGCCCGATGAATACGACATACAGCGGTTTCTTATTGTTGCGGAGTTTGGTCAGTTCGTGGAACCGCTTGATCGTCTCTTTGAACAGGCGCGGGAAGTGGTTCCAGTCAGCTTGTGCCGGGACGCCTTCTGCCATACGTTTGACCTGCGGCGTGATCGCCAATGCGTGTTGCATCGCCAGTTCAAACGCTCGGCCCAGCCCATCCAAGACCACGACATCGAACTGAGCGCGGTTATCAGGCGACGCTTCCAACCATTCCAAGGTGTCGGTAATGTCCTGCCAGCGCATTACGCCCGTACCGTTGTCGTAGACGATGATGTTTTCCCGGTCGGGGAGGACAGCTTCCCCGGATTCGATTGGCAGGTACAGGATGCGGTACTCCGGGTCGTCCACGATGGTCGTTTTCCCTGTACCATGAGGGCCGACGATCAAAATGGAATAACCTTGCTTGACGGTACTTTTCGGTTTCAAACGACTCATAAAGTCTTGTGACATTAGTGTTTCACTCCTTCATTCGTTGTAGGTTCAAGACTGGACATCAATTCGTGCGCCATTGTAATCATCGCAAGATCACCAACAGCTTCAACAAACTCTCTTTGTACGGGAGTAAGGTCATCTGCATGACCTATATAGTCCGATGCTAATGCCATCGCCGCATTGAACACTTGACCAGCCATGTTAGGCCCATTCTTTTGCTCTGTGTTATACTTTTTGTTTATACCGTAAATGACCAGTAAGGATGTAAGTTTTTTCTCGTTGCTCGTTGCCGATTCGATTCTGTTTATGATTTCTTTTACCAATTCAGCACTTACATGAATGAACCTTTTTGTTGCAGCGATACCTTGCTGCTCCAGATTTTCGATCATCCCTCAAGCCCCTCCTTGGTAATCGGTTCAAGCAATTCGTTCTCCAGATAGGTGACATCTGAGCCGTCCATGCCAGCCTTGCAAATGTCCTTCACCGGGCAATCCCATGAGCAGTCTTTCGTGATATTCCGGTAGATCGGGTGGCGGTAGTCTTTGATGCCCGGGTACTTCGCCATAAATTTCCGAATCTGCCTGATCGCGTGCGCGACCTGCAACAATTCGTTCATGGCATTGTTCAGTTCCGCATCGTTGCGCTTGACTGGCAAGCGGTACAGATAGTCGTTGCCTAACTTATGTTCCCTTGCAGCAAGTGACTGGAGAACTTCCATGTGCGCTGCATCAGTTGCGATTTTGCCGCCTTCATCATTCAAGTCGATAGTTGCCAGTCCCAACTCGATCAGCTTGTTCAGGTATAGGGTGTAAGTCGTGCGCTGGTCTTTTGCCTTGGACAGACCGCCTTTCTTCAACACCGCTGGCTCATGCGGCAGTTCCTTCTTGATGAGATTGTAGATCAAGCCGCCAATCTCTTCCTCCGGGTAAACTGCATTCAGCGCAAAGATGTAACGACTAATTTGTCTATCCATTTCAGCGTTTTTGATGAAGTAGTCAAGATTGTTCGTCGTTTTGTGGTCAACCAACCACAGCTTACCGTCAACTCGAACCACAAGGTCAAGTGTGCATTCATACCATATGGTTTCCAGATCGGTTTCCATTTCCTCAGTTGCTTCTTCCCGAACCTCCAACGTAGTCATGTTGATATAGTATGTCTTTTCAGTTGCGATTACTTCCCAAGGCTTCTCCTGTTTCTGACTCCAGTATTCGTGATACCATTTCGCCAGCTTTTCAAGGAAGTCCCACATTTCGCCAGCTTCCACAGCATCGTATGCACCAGTTTCAATCTTTGCTACAATGTCTTGTTCATACATTTCGTGCATGGCTTTGATGGAGAATTGAAGCTGTTCCTCAGTTCGTAAGATCGTTGGTGTGTAGTAATTCTCCAGAAACTTGTGGAACAGTGTACCAATGACCAGCTTCATGGACTTGCGTTTTGGCTCCAGCTTGCGGTTCCAGCGGTAATCCCATTTCAGTCGGCATCTGAGGAAGTCCTGCGCTTCGGAATTGCGGATAATCATTTGCCGATCACCTGCCCGAAAATGACCGCTTGATGAAAGTCGTCCAGTTCAACTTCACGAACGAACTTCACTTTGTCGTCCCTACCGCAGTTCGGACAGAACGCTGGAGGGTCGAAGGTTGGAGCGAACCGCGTCATGAATACTCCGCATATGCCGTACCCGTCCTTACGGTACGACTTGTCGTGGCAAATGTACACGTACCAAACATTGTTTCCCACTTTCATTTCCTCCTTTGGTTGGTTGGTTGATTTTACCTTGCATGTTTAATATTAAAGGCTTTCGATTCGGTTGTCAAGCATTATTTTTACACCGAATCTTCTTCCATGTATTCGTCACATTCGCCGCACTTCAAGCGGTATTCCTTCGTAATGCGTGCAATATTTCCACAGACCGGGCATACCATTTTGATAGAGGATTTACCTTTTTTCGGCTTCTTCGGGTCAAGCGATTCACCCAACCGGGCCAACTTGAATGCTTCCGGGTCAATGTCCCATTTCTCAATGATTGCTCTCGTATCTGGAGCGAGATCAGTGATCGCCCATCCAAGCAGCGGGTCATACTGCACGATAAGCCCACGTTTTTCGGCTTCCGCTTTGAAGCGCTTGTTATGGTAGACAGTTCCCCGACTGGTGTCCTTCACCCCTGCCCGGATGTTATACAGGTGAACCATTTCGTGGAGCAGGGTTTGCATCGTGTCCACCCAATTGCGGTTCAGGTACTCAGCGGTAATGTTGATCTCCCACTGTTCGACCTTACCCTCTTTGTCTTTCCAGACCGGATAGACAGTACACCAGCCAAGCACTCCCCGGCGCTTGCCTTGGTTCTGAATTGTGATAACAGGTGTATCCAGTTCCTCCCCTTTGAAGAAATGTTCGTTCAACAACCGGAAACCCTTATGCAGTTCTTCAACGGCTCTTTCCATATACGACATTTTACAAAACCTCCCCTCTCCTTTGTGGGTTAAGCTTCAAACAATAGGTAAAATTTTCAGCGCCCAAGTAGGCGCATGATCGCGTCTCTTGCGCCAGAATTAATCACTTCCGTCAGGTTCGTTTTTGTCTCCAGAATCTTCTCAATCTTTTCATCAACCGTATCAGCAATCGGGAAAGTGATAATGTTGATTGCGTGATTCCGGGATTCGTCAACTGGAATAATCCTGTCCTCCGCTTGTTGTTGGTCTGTCGGATTCCAAGCCTTATCAGTGAAGATCGCCGTATCCGCCCGGTCAAGCGTGAATCCTACGCCAGCCGATATGATGTTACAGAGCAAGATGTCCAGCTTGCCGTCTTGGAAGTCCCGCGCCGCTTGAAACTTTGCATCGTTAGCCATTTCTCCATGTATTGTCCCGACGCTGTAGCCTTTCTCTTGCAAGATCGTTTGCAGCCTATGTAAGTAAGAAGTGAACATGGACATAATCACCACAGGCTGCTTGTTGTCCTCCAGCCACTCCATGATTGCATCAGTTTTAGCTGAAGGAGCGTCAATTCCCAACAGAGCCGGGTCAAGGCACAACTGCCGAAGTCGGGTTAACTGAGCCAACGCTGTCGGCGCGTCAATTGCTTCATCTTCATCCACTTTGACCATAAACGTGTTGAGCATTTCATTGTAGACTTTACGCTGCTTGGCATCCATCTCAACCGGGATGGGGATATACGTCTTGTCAGGTAGCCAAGCCATGACATCTTTCCGCTTACGCTGCACCGATATGAAGCCAATCAATTCTTGCAGTTCCGCTTTGGTTTCTGGCTTGTAGTCACCAATCACCGTATTTCCCCAATAGTCCTCATAGATGGTGAAGTAGCGCTTCACAAACTTCCAATAACTGGTGTACTTCTCCGGGAACAGCCAACTGAGGATACCAAAGATGTCAGTTCCGTCCTTAACAGTCGGCGTACCTGTCAGCGCATATTTTCGGTGAGCCTTCAACTGAAACAAGGCTTGGGATTGCTTGGTATCTCGGTTTCGCAATCGGTGGGCTTCATCCACGATCACACTGTCGAAAACGTGCGTCGAGATAGCGGAAATATCGTTTCGTAGCGTTTCGTAGCTGACGATCAGGTAGTTCGGCAGGTTGCTGTACAGTTGGAGTCTCTTTTGCTTTGTACCTTTTGACACCACGCAGGTAACGTGGTTTCCTACCCATGTTTTGATCTCACTCTCCCAATTTCGCAGTAGTGAAGCAGGGCAAACAATCAGTACCTTATCCAATTCCAACTCTTTGCAAACGGTCAAGATGGTCGGCGTTTTCCCTGTCCGTTGTTCATTGAACACGCCAGCAGCCGTTAGACGTTTCAGGTACTGAACATCCACCCGCTGGTATGGTCGGAGTCGTGGGTCGCCGGGAGCATCTTCCTGCGCTTTGATGGACAAAAGCGCATCCATTTGCGCTTTTATCTTTTTACCCTCATTGATGAAATACTGATTATTCATCAGGGCAGGGAATGTTTTCAGTAAACTACGCATCATGTAAATGTTGTTAACAAACTTCCACATTTTGCGTGACTGGTTCCATTCCCCGCCTAACCCTTTGGCTAGTTCCTTTTGTGAATAAGGAACCTTCACAAAAATATAGTTTGGTTGGATTTCGACCTGCACCGGATTCACCCCTTCTGCAAGTCTGCATCCCGGTATTCGTCCGGTACTTTCCGATGCAAGGTTTTCAAGTCATTCAGCAAGTCTTTGGCGACTTCCAATTCATGTGACGGTACACTCAGCGGAGAATGGATGAAACTCTCCAGTCGCGCAATCGAGCGTCGCAGGTCTTGAGATGTTCGCACGAATGGATGATGTTTCATGTGCATATGACTCACTCCTTTATGTTGATGTTTAATATTAAACCAAAGTTTGGCAAAAAGTTGTCCCTTACCGGGACGAAAAGTGCGGGCTTCACATGAAGGGAACCACCCCCACATGTGATATTCAATTGGTGCTGGTTGAAACCAGCGTTCAGGATTGACGCGATGGTACGGCATGACCGGGAGAGCGTACCTACCCATAGTCCAATCCTGAACGCTGCCCCCAACCACAAGGGCAGCTTACCAACCAACCACAACCAACCAAAGGGCTATCTTTAAGATAACATGTTGCATGTTGGATGTCAACGCTAATTCGTAAATCCTGCGCCACAACGAACACACGCCCATACATGCGTGTCGATCTCCCTTAACTGACCGACCGTACAGGCCGGGCATTGGTCGTTGTGTCCTTCTTCCAGTTTTCCGCAGTCAAACAAACCGTATTTGTCCATCAGTTTGCCAACCTGTCGCTCCCCTATGCGTTCCTTTTGGTAGCGAAGTGCTGGTTGGATTCCCAAAAGTCCAGCCGGGTCGCGCTCTACAAGGTAGGTGTACTTTTCATCGTGCCACAAGGCATCTGCCAATTTATCAACTTCAATGTACCGGGCATAGTACATGAGTTTTCGCAAGATCGACTGGATTGGCGGCAAGTCGCCTTGCTTCCAGTCAAAATGACGCTGCCAGTCATAGTAGTGCAGGTTCGTTGTCTTGCTCATGTCAGGCATTGGTTGGCTGAATAAACTGAATGGATGCACGCCAGCGCCCAAGTCATTCGCAAACTCCGGGTCAATAGCATGGATGTCCAATACACCATGCAGAATATCGCCAATCAGACCGACAAAATTCAACTGAGGATGGAATTGTCTCGGCAGTTCATGCCAGCCGTTTGCGACAGCGTGTTCCATCATGATTACAAACGTCCCAATCACTTCCTGTGCAAGTTTTGGGTTTTCATTCATAAGCTGTTTCAGGTGTGGCTTGCTGTCGTCAACACGAATCTTAAATTCTCTGTCCATCTGCCACCTCTCCCTTAGAATGTCCACTCATCATCGTCCGGGTTCACGACAGTCGGCTCCACACGTTTAACTGTAACAGGTGTGGGTTCCTTTTTCGCTACAGGTTCAAATGCTTCCGCAGGCGGGATGTCGTCCGGTAACTCTTGAGCCATAAAGTTCGGGTCAAGGTTATGCTTTCGTTCAAAGGCTGTAAGCGCGGTATCAATCAGCGCACGCATCGCATCGCTGATACTGTCAAGATTGTTGACTTCCATGTACCGGGCAAACCGGGTCATGAGTCTGCTGTCCATCTTGGTTCCCATCGCCTTGCCAGTGTTCTCGCGCAGAAACTTGGCGATGAACGGCTGGTCGTGTTTCTCCAGATACTTTTCAATACGCCGTTCTAACTCATTCGCTGCTTCTTTGTAAGACAACAGTTCAAAAATATTTCCACGTTTTGCCACATTGACCAAACTGTTTGGATGATCTTCCATGCACTCATATGGATTCGCGCAATACGCTGCTAAAGTCTCCGGGTGGTATTGCAAGTTTTTGAATTTCCGTCCTTTCCCACAAACGCTGCATATCGTACCCAGTCTCATGTGTTTTCATCCACCTTTCTAAAGTTTCAGTGTTTTCCCTATACCGGGATGTCGTAATTTTGACAACTGACACGCTGTTCGGTTTGATGCCCAATAGATCAGCAATCTGTTTGGGTGTCTTGCCTTTTGCTGTCAGGTACAGTATCCACTCCCATTGATGAATGTGGTTGTACTTGACCAGCCAACCTATCCATGCGACGTTCGTGTCGGCAGCAATACCAAAGCGTTGCTGCCATCTCATGAAGTCGTCGCTGACAAAAGTGTGCGCTGCAATTGTACCAACCACAGGTTCCAATGCTTTGACCTGAGACTGAATGTACAGCCATAGGTCTAATTCCTTGATGCGTTCGGGAGAGAGCGTCATACGCTCTCCCCTCCGTCAGCAGTCCAAGCCTTTGCCAACGTTTCCAGCGCTCCTCTGTTTGTGGTCTTACCTCCAAACAATGTGACTTTCAACGTGTTTGGGTATTGCCGCAATTCCCAAACATAAACGTTATACCATTCATCTTCATCGTCCAGCTTGGTTGTGCGGATGTTTGTCGGATAGCCATAGTCCCGGCTCATGGCGTTTAAGATGTCCAGTTCAGACGTACCGGGTTGGACAAATAAATCCACAAACCCACCAACGGCATCAATAAGGCCAGCCAACCTGTCAACAGAAAAATCCTGCTTTGTCATATTTAACACTCTCCCTTTGATATTTAATATAGCCATAGTTTACACGTTTTAACACTCGTTGTCAACATCATTTTTAACAAACATTCTAAAACCACGTACACCTACAATATTTTCTGCTTCATCACGTGCCGCTGTATGATCGGTCAAAGGTGCAATCACGTCAGGCCGCTGCGCTATCTGAGCAACCAGTGTCGATACAATGTAGATTACTCCCTCCTGTGGTTCCGGTAGCCCTTCTATTCGGGTGTTTTCAGATATTTGCACATTTATTTCCATTTCGATTCCCTCAGACAGTTCAAATTTCATTGTCCCATCTGTCCGATTATGCACTACCCTTGCAACGGTTCCTGAATTTTGAATTGTAATTTTCAATCCTCCATCGCTAATAATCGTAATGGGATGCGGTGTCAAGTTGATGAGTCGCATAAATACCCTCCCTTAATTATGTTTAAAGGCTCAGGATAGTATCTGAGCCAATTCCAACGCGCAACGAGAGCATACTTTCGATTCGCCTTTCTCCACAATGTTTGACAGGTATACGTCACGTAAGCAGTTGTCACATACCACAATATCATCAAATAGGCATCTCTCACAGTAGTAGTATCCGTCATCCTCGATCATTTCAGATAGGTCATAGATTTCGCCACAGCTATCGCAATAGCCGACTGTATCTTTTGATGAATAGTAACGTGTCCACGACACATTATATTTATCCTCAAACTCAGGAAACTTGTGTTGTTCGATATTGTCCAAGGCAGTCAACACCCATCGGACGGTACGCTTCAGTTCGTTGACTTTGATATATTCGTCTTTCGTGTGGGCGTGGTAGTAGCCAGCCGACAGGTTCACACCGTTGATACCCAATTCGGCAAAGATCATGGTGTCTGAGATGGTTCCATCGGCTCGTTGCGCTTTGAAGCCCACTTTCTCAGCCATGTCTAGCCAGAATTGGGTGTACTCATCGGAGCAGAATGGCATCCAGCTTCCACCATCCACTACGTCGTTGCCACCACGCCGATCAATAACGATGCAAGCGTCTATGTCGGCAAAGAATCCCGGACTGTACGCTACCGCCTTCTCAGCGCCTACGCAGCCAATTTCTTCTTGTCGGCTGAAACAGACTTTGATCGTGCCTTTGAAGTTCGTTTGCTTATTCATCTCCCGGATGATTGCCAAATGTGCAGCCAAGCCACATTTATCGTCACCGCCAAGCGCCGAATTAGACCGGGTGGCAATGACCGTTCTCTGCTTGTTTTTCCAGTATGGAATCGGCTGCTCCCTTGCGACCGTATCCATGTGGGCAGACAGTAAGACGGTGTAGCCGCTGTCGCCATACCGCCTTTCGCCCAAGATGTTACCATAGTCGTCGAACCATATCCTGTCCAGCAGGGAGCGCAGGTGGGCGAACAGGTATGCCGCCACCTTTTGCTCCTTTCCAGATGGGCTATGCAGGTTCAGCAGTTGCCAAAGTTGATTCACCAATTGTTTCATATTGCAACCTCCAATTCTCGATGTTGATGCACAGGTTCCAGCGCGTCAGTAGGTTCGATGTTCCAATTCAGGATGTAAAGTGGGACTTCAAAGCTGATATAGTTACAATAGAAGCTAATCCATTCGCCATGATCGTTGTACGGCTCGCATTCAACATCATCTTCTTCAAGATAACCTTCACCGCAGCAGTATTCGCAGTCGGCGTCCCATTCTCCGCGACCGTCACAATGGTGGCATTCGTCCTCAAAAAATTCCCATGCTTTACCGATGCCGTCGCAATTGTAGCAGAGATTGCCGTCCTCATCGTGTCCCTCACCGCCGCAATCCGGGCAGGTAACCAATTCTTCATGCTCCAGCCAGCCGCTGCCACCGCATTCATCGCAGACGTGGGTGTACTCACCGCGCCCATCGCACTCGGGGCAGGAGTATCTGTTTACACCATAGACAACTACAGGCTCGTCGATGTGGAATTTTATCGTCGCAAAGCCCTCAAATTGGACGCCATGCTTGTTTTCGCCGCTGTGAAACTCTTTTTTGGACTTTTCATACAGTTTGATCACATGCCAGTTGTCCGGCAGCATTTTCTCCCATGCGTCAATAGACGCTTGGATATAGTTGTTGTAAGGGTTGTATCCATAGATGCGATGCAGATATACGATCACGCGCCCGTCCTCCAGTTCCAAGATGCGAATAAGGGAGCGAGCCAGCATGTCTTGTACGTTAGTGTTGTCTACGGTCGGCTCCTCATCGCCTTTGCGACGGATAAATGCTACGCCTACCGTCGGGTCAAGCAAGTTTGCCCATGCCTGATGCGTGTAGGAATGGTATTCGCGTCCCTCCGACTTGGCAATCCAGTCTTGGCAGGATGTGTAGACACCGAAGGCAGACATGCCCACAATGCGATGCTGTTCAGTCGTGATCACAAATTCGTATTCGTCCAGTTGGGACGTGCCACGATCATTGAACATTTTGGTCAAGTCATGCTTTTCCGGGTCGTAGCCATTATATTTGAGCAGGGACGCCAGCAGGTTCGACCACTTGGGACTGGATTTTTTGATCAGTTCAAAGCGGTCGGGGTCGCCGCTCGGACGACGTTGCTCCTCAATCGCCTTTTTCAGACGGTCGAATAAGTCTTTGCGAATGATGTTTTTTGCCACGTCGTCAGAACTGGAGCGGTCGAACAGGTTGTGCAGCGCCCATACTACGCCTTGACACATTCTCCAGCTAGTCATGTTACGCATTTCGGCAAGGATTTGCTTAGACTTGTCATTGTAGACAGGGTACACGCCTTCAATGACTTGGAAACTGGAGACTTTTTGTACCGGGTCAATGTAGTGGACATTCGGGCAGCAGCTGGATGCGTGGTTGTTCCAAGCNGCTTTCAGAATGTTCATACCTTTCAGATGGGATTTGCACATAGNACATACACTCCTTTGGTTGGTTGGTTGTGGTTTTGGTTGATTGGCAACCAAGCCAGCCGCCTATCAGATGCAGGATAGGCAGCCGAATCGTTGTCAATCAGTACACGCCAGCGGCACGCATAGCCCGCAACAGCTTATTTGTACGCTCCCGGACATAGGCCGGAATTCGATACGGATTGTCATAGGCTACGGTATCTGAATCAGGATACAGGATGGGCGTATCGGTAAACGTGTCGCCTTCCACTGTCAAGCGGGCGCGGTCATTCTTCCAGTTCCGCAGGATAGACCATTTTCTGTTTGGCGATTCCCATACAACGGTTTCCCGATGCCGAACAGACAAAGAATCGTTAACCGCTTTTTCAAACGGTAACGTGTCTGTTCCAGGTTTAACAACGATAACACTATACAGCAAACCATCGTTGTCCATATGTTCGGTATACATGTCAACTACTTTGCCTTTCAGATGAGTGTTAACCAGTTCATGCAGACGGACAGCGTTATTCGTAACAACTTTGATTTTCATACTTTCATTCCTCCTATTGGTTGGTTGGTTGGTTGGCGGTTGGTTGTACCGCTTATCTGTCGTCCAACTGGAGCAGTTGGGCGACATGTAAACTTTACAACCATTCGTGTTTCAGCTTGTAGCCGTCTTGGTACAGTTTCAGGGAAACGCGATACACAAGGTCAAAGCCTACGTCAAAGCCGCATCCCCGGACGGTGATTCCATCGTAGCGGTCAATGTTGCGGTCGAGCAAGTTTGCCACATAGCGCGTGATGTTAATAATCCGACCAGCCTCCGGCACGACATACAGCTTGACAGACCGCTGCATACCAGACTTTGCGACATGCGCCAGTTGCGTATAGATACGGAATTGACCTGCGGGAAGCAGTCTGTCGGTCAAGGTTTGTACAGCGTCCTCATACAGATGGGTTTTCAGTTCTTTTTGATTCATGTTCATTCCTCCTATTGGTTGTGGTTGTGGTTGTGGTTGTAAACACCATGGACGAACTGAGGGAATTCTCAGTTCGCCTAGCTGTTTACAGTGTGCTGATGCGATCTAGATATTTCTGGTCTCGACTTTCCTCATACCATGATTGTAGCGTTTCGCGGACATATTCCTTATCAAATTCGGATTCGCCGCGCTCAATTTCATCGTACCATTCCATCCAGCTGCCGTTTCTATCCTCTTTTTGCATGAATCGAAGTAAATCTTTTATTTGAAGTAAATCTTTCACTTTTGCATTCCTCCTTATTTTTATTTTTAGTTACAGTTGCAGACCAGTTCTAACATCTGCACGCCTTCATATATCCCGCAGTCGCCTATAGGCCGCCACCGCACTTGTTACAAGCCAAGGATATACAGGCTACCTTGCCCATCGACTATTGTCGCTTGGGTGTTGGTGTTGCGTTGTATCGCTCGCCAGCGCCGGGCTAGAATCCGGTACTATCGTCCGACCACGCGCCCTTGTTAGGGTTGCGCCCGATGTCTCCCCATCGGGTGGGTTTGTTGCTTGCTTGTTGATTGTAGTTTAACATTTAATGTTTAATTTGTCAAGCGACTTTTTTGCCTTTGCTTTGCTTTGCTTTGGGGAGCCAGCCTACTGACCGCCTGAACCGACTGAGCGCGACGTATCACCACGCCAGCTTTGTTCCCCTTTGGTCTTTTAGGTTTGGGTTTGTGTCGCTTGCTTGTTGATTGTAGTTTACCATGATGGTTTTTTGTTGTCAACTACATTTTTTCCGTTTGGTGTGAGTTTTATTCGTGGTGTTGTTGTTGGATATAGAATATCATGATTGGTGAGATGATGTCAACTACATTTTTTGCTGATTGGTTCGCGGTGTTGTTGACGGTTTGATAATAACATGGAGAGGGGAACGCTGTCAACGGGTATTTTTAGGGTGGAGTAAATTGGATTTGGGATTAATGTTGAAGTGTTGACGGCGTTTGGAGAGTATGGCGTAAATGTGAAGATGGGGAAATGCATCTTGGAATAATGTGCGTTGACGTATGGTTTTTTGCGTAAAGTTGACGAAACGCGGTTCGCACATTTGGATTGGAGAGGGTAAACGCTGTGGGTTAATCCGTTTTTGTTGTAAAGTTATATTTTACGGATGGAATGTGCGTTAATTTTACTTGATTTTCGTGGGTAAACGGAGGGTGCTGTCTTCACACTGCTCATCGCCTCAGAATGTGTTTTTTAAAATGAAATTTTTACATATATTTTATTATTCCATATTTTACCATGTTATATATTTATTATGTAATAATTTATTTAAAAAAAAGGCTTATATAAAAATATAAAAATAAAAAGAGGGGAAACCGTTCTGTTAACGGCCTTTTTGTTAACTTTAGTAAAAATATGGAAGTTAACCGCCACGAAATGGAACTCAATAAGACCAGATCGCATGCATCTTATGGATGTTTATTCCTATACGTGCGTATGCGCGTATGTGTGCGGATGCGTGTACGCGCGTTTAGATGAAGCGATGGGGGTGGGGCTGGAAAATGGATGTTACGGCAACCGCTGCGTGCGTGAGGGAGGGTGTATTAGCAACCCCTCTCCAGATTTTTCCCACGTCGTTTATAATACGGTTAACCGGGGGCATATCCAAAAACGATTAACCTCCTTTTACTACCAAACACATACTAGACAAATATTAAATCCGTAATGTATAATGTATGTAGAAGGAGGGCATATTATACCATGACAGAAATCAATTCGTATGACGACTTGACATATATCCTCAATCAAAACGAGAAGTTTCAAACTTTGCCGCCGCCGACCAAAACGGCATTCCTCAGTCTCGCTCAAAAGTTTCAGAACCATCCCGGTTCCCACTTCTTCTCCCCCGCAGAATTGCAAGAGCAATTGGGCGGTTCGGAAAAGACGTGGCGAGCCTTTTTAAACCTAAAACCCGTCCGGGATTACATCATCCGCCGCACACAAGAAGACGTGGAAATCATGTATCGTCAGGCTCTTGCCAAGCAAGCCATAAAAGCCGCCACCAGCGGCGACAACCAAGCGGCGAAGTTCATCAAGGAACTGCACGATCTCAACCGGGAACAAAACAACAACACCCATATCATTTTGCATTTTATCCCCCGGCCCGATCAAACCAATTCGGAATAGCAATCGCACCCGAATCCAGAACACAATTTCCTCCAGTTCCATGCACCCCTTCGACGAACAAGGCATATTTTATAACAAATGCCAGTTCACATATCTTGTACAACAAGGGGAAAACGCCGTTTGAGACTTAATTTTCAAAAAGAAAGGAGTCGTTGTAATGGGGCTTCATGATTGTCAGGAATGTTTGGAATGGTTTACGACGTGTCCCTGTTGCGGTACAGAATTTTGTCCAAAATGCGGTAAACTTGCAGATGAGGAAGAGGAGGAATAAAACATGGTTCAGGTATGTCAGTCGTGTCATTCAGCAGAATTGGTGAAGCCGAAAGACAACCACCCATCTTATCTTGTCTGTCCAAACTGTCGCGCTATCCAACTGACATACCAACCACTGCCACACCAAGAAGCATTTCACCGCGACCCGGCGAAATACCGGGGCTTTTTCGGAGGGTAAAAATCCCATGCCCTCCTTAAACCGCTCAAATTCGGGGGAACTCTAAGGGCGTAAGCCTATGACAATCCCGAGCCAAGCTAGACATGGTGGATGTGATACCATCCACTCACGCGCCTAAACGTGTCGGTCAGTTCACAGTATACGCATGGCGCTATGTCTAGAGGGTGTAACGACTAGACGGGCGGCTTCCCGAAAGGGAATGAAGGTATAGTCTACTCCCCTACGAAATATCGGGAAACCGAGGGTACTTGCCTGTAAGATGGGTCAGGTAAGACGCGCACAACGGTTCAGGAAGCGTTCATTCTGGCGCTGGAGAATCCCGGTGTGCAGGGTGTCATGACGGCAGCCACCTTACCACAACTACGTGAAACGTCGATGGCGACATTCTACAAGGATGTCTGCCCGCCACCGTTGATCAAAGACATCCGGCAGCAGGAGAACAAGACCATCTTGATTAACGGGTCAGAATTTCTCTGGCGTCCGGCAGATGAGGAAGGGAAGCTGCGCTCCCTGAACTTGGGCTTTTTCCACATCGAAGAAGCGTCTGAGGTCAAATATGAGATTTTCGTCCAGTTACAATCCCGGCTTCGCTCAGATCGGATGAAGCATCATCGGGGATTACTCTCCAGTAACCCGGATTTGGGGTGGATTAAGACGCATTTTCTGCTCCATTCCGCTACAATCTATGGTTCCCCGGTCGATTACAGCTTACACATGGTCGCCCGAAATCCGAATTTTTCATCGCACATCGTTCAAACGGAGTTGAACATCTACCTGCCGCCCGGCTATATTGACGATTTGATGCGAAACAAGCCGGAATGGTGGATAAATCGCTACTTGAAAGGCTCGTTTGAGCATACAGAGGGCGCGGTTTACCCGAATTTCAGTAAAACGGTGATTGAACCGTTCCCGATTCCGAAGCATTGGAACCATTATCGTATCGGATTAGACCACGGTTTGCGGAATCCTACGGCTTGCCTGTTTGCCGCGATCAATCCGTTTCTGACTGCTGACGACTTCAAGCTGCCGAAAGTCGTAATTTACGACGAACATTATCAAGCGGGTAAACTGGTTCCGTATCACGCCAAGGTAATCCGAGAAAAGATCGAAAAAATCCCATATGGAGCGTTGCAAGCGATGAGAATTGACCCGTCCGCACGCAACAAAGACCCAATTACCGGGAAGTCGGTTCAGGCGTACTATCAAGAGCATGGTCTGTTCTTCCTTCCAGCCAATAATTCGTTAGACTACGGCTTGGCGAAGGTTAACACATACATCGAAACGGACTCCTTGAAGATTTTCAACACATGTGTTAACACCATTGAGGAAGGATTGAATTACAAGTACCCTGAACAGGAGGAAACCGACGAGAAAAACCCGGATGAGAAGCCGAAAAAGTACAAAGACCATGCGATGGACGCGCTGCGCTACATCATAGTTGATCTTCCAGATGACCCGAATGCCTTATTTAACGCATCATTCGACCCAACACCTGACCATTTGAGCCGCATCGTCCGTACTGTTACGAGAGAAGGCGAGTTGATTACGACGAAACTACCTTATGCGTTGGAGGATGATGAGGAATATGGCGCAGATTGGACATCATACATCTGACACAAGACTGCTGGTAATGTGCCCGGAATGTCAGCATTTTTGGTTCTTTGCCCCAGATGCGGAGGTTGTTTTTGCAGCACACTCCCATTGGGCATGTGTTTGCGGCAGAGTTTGGAAGATTCCAGACGAGATTGACCAGTACATTAACGTGACGGATGAAGAAGTGTACGCCTATTGGGAAGCCCTTGCCCGACAAGCCGAACAAAAGCCCAAACGCAAGAGAAATCGGAGGGGAAAACGAAATGACAAGGACAAGATGTAAAAGGCTCACTGTACATGCTATGGGAATTGACAGGTCGGGTAACGTAGCTTGTGCTACCAACTACAACGAAACGGAGTGCAAAAATATCCCCGGCGCGTGTGGTTGCATCCATGCGGAGATCGCGTTGCTCCAGATCATGCCGCACCCGGCGCGTGTCGTCGTCAGTCACGCTCCCTGTTTAGACTGCGCCAAGGCTTTACATAAAGCCGGGGTAGAAGCGGTTTACTACGCCAACGATTATCGTTTACGCGATGGTTTGGAATATTTAGAACGTCATGTGCCAAAAGTTTACAGGATTTAAGGAGGATAGTATAATGTTGGGAGAAATTTTTGTTTACCTTCTCATGTTTGTCGCTATGTATCAGACTTTTGAGATTTACACATTGAGAAAGAAAGTTCGATCTTTGGAGGATTTTCAAGATCGGGCTTCAAAAGAAATATCCCTTTTGAAACTTAAACAGCAAGAAGAACCTGTTTACAACACCGCAATCGACCCCAACCCGGAAACGCCAGAGGAACACGATTACATTCTCAAAGTTTTGGGCAGAAAGGGTGATAATTAATGGCAGAGGAAATGGAGATCGTGACCAGCCAGTCTGACCCGGAGCGTGTCAAGTCTGTTCTCCAGCGTTATGAACAGGCGCGGTCGGCAAAGGCAGCGATCATGGAAAAGTTCATTGAATTGGACAAATTCGACCGGGGCGATCAATGGCAGGGTGAAGTACCGCCTTGGGTTCCGAAACCTGTTACCAACTACATTCACTTGGTTAAAACGACGCAGCGTGCCAACCTTGCGCTCCAGAACCAAGTTGCCATACTACGTCCTAACAATCCGCTGGACGTGGATGCAGTCGCTCAGTTGCAAAAGGTTCTGGACTGTGTATGGGACAAAACAGGCTCACGTTATGTTGTCCGGGATTGCATCGAAACGGCGTTACTGCTTGGTACGGCGATTGCGATGGTTTATTGGGACGCAACGGAAGTTTCCACCCGGCCCGGTATGTCTTACGTGGGTGACGTGAAGGTGAAAATGATCGACCCGGCAAACTTCTTCCCTGACCCGAACGCTTATCGTTTGCAAGACTGCCAGTACGTTGACGTGACGGAGTTGGTTCCCCTCAGTTGGGTACAGAATGACCCGCTGTTTTTGCAATACGCCGGGCCAGCGCTGTTGGAGATCAGGTCGAATACCAACCGGGCATCGGACTCCGAAATTTACAACCGTCCATACGTGCCGGACAGTATGAATGGCGATCTCGTACTCATGCACAACTTCTTTGAAAAGGTTCGGCTGCCCAACGGTCAATATCGCATCGACGTAACATACGTGGTGGGCGACGTGGAAGTGTATCGGATTGAGGGTATTGAGCCGAACATTTACCCGTTTGCTGTTCTGTACGATTATCCGCAACGGAAGTCGTTTTGGGCGAAATCGACCTGCGAATTGATACTTGAAAATCAAAAAATTGTCAACAAGGTCGAACAGGTTATGGCGATCATTGCTACCCTGTTGCAAAACCCGCAGAAGGAAGTCGTGAAAGAATCCGGTATCAATCCGAAAGATGTGGCGTTGAAAGGGAACAAAGCCGGGATGGTCTGGACATCCAATATCCCGAACGGTATCCGCAACATCGAGCCGCCGAAAGTGCCGGACTATCTCATCCAGTTCGCGGAGTACAGTAAGCAAAATATCCGGGAGCAGACTGGAATGAATGAAGCCTACACCGGGGAATCGGTTGGTTCGTTGACGACATCCACCGGGGTTAACGCCCTGATCGAACGGGCGACGGTGCGCGACCGCGACAAGATGGTGGAAATCGAAATTTTCATCAAAGACCTTGTAAGCATTCTGCTCCAGTACGTGTTGAGTTACTACAAAGAAGATCGCTGGCTTCGCATCGTGGGTGAAGATGGTACAGTTGAGTTTTTTGAGTTCCAAGCACGTAACTTCCAAGACGTGATGTACGACATCCATGTAGATGTATCCGCATCTATGCCGACGACGAAAGCGCTATTGCAAAACCAAGCCCGCGATCTGCTGAATATGCAAGGGCAGTACGGCTTCGACCCGGCAGTTATCGAACCGGAAGAAGCACTCGACATGATGGATATTCGCAACAAGGAGCAGATCAAAGCCCGGATGCGCGAACAACGTATCAACAACCAAGCAGAGGATGCAGTCAAGGTAGCGTCCATGCTGGCCCCGGCGATGATCGACGGCGTACCAGCCGAAATGCTGCATCAAATGGCGCTCCAGATGCTTGCCGACTTGGAGCAGCAACGTAAGCAACAACCGCCCGGAAGTCGCGGCGGCGCAGGAAATACGGCTCAACCTAGCAATCTTCCCCCGGCTGATGGACTTGCTATGAACAATATGTTGTCCGGCAGGTAAATTCTTTAAGATTAAGTGTTGCAAAGATTGACAATCTTTGTTAATATTATCTTGACAAGGTGACGACAACCTGCGTAGCAAAAGGTCGTTGACACTCTCCCATAATCGGGGTCTACCGACCCCGCCCTTTCTCAAAAACAGCGACGACGGCTACATACGGTCGATTACCGCGACGACGGCAAACGGTCGAAGGAGGAACAGGATATGTTTGAAGATGGTCAACAACAAGTACCTGTTGACGGTGGACAACAAATTGACCCGGTAGTTGACGGTGGACAACAGCAACAAGTACCTGTTGACGGTGGGAAGCAGCCGCAAGCACCTGTTGATGGTGGGCAACAACCGCAGCAACAACAGCCGAACAACGACAGCGCGTTTGCTCGTATGCGCCGGGCGATGGAACAGCAATTCCAAAACAGTCATGAGTACAAACTGGCCCAAAAGATCGCGCAGCGTTACGGTATGACACCGGAACAACTTATCCAACGGCTGGAGGAAGAAGAAATTGCGCAACAGGCGCAGCAAATGCAGGTCAGCCCTGAGTTCCTGCGGCAACAACAAGCCCTGCAAGCACGACTTGAAGCGATGGAGCGCGAACGTGCGGTAGAGCGAATCAAGTCTGAAATCGCTCAGTTTAAGGCAAAACCGATGTATGCGAATGTAACGGATGAACAACTTGGTTCGGCGTTACAGTTCTTGGGACAAATGCACAGATCGGGTATGACCGATTTTACGCTGGAGCAAGCCTTCAAGGTGATGAATCCAGACTACGAAAACATTCTTCGGGAGCAAATTCGGAATGAAGTGGTTCAGGAGTACGCCCAAAACGGTAAAGCCCCTCTCCCTCCACGTGGCGGCGCGGCTCCAACCAACGTGAAATCCGCATTTGATCTCCCTGACGATAAGTTTGAAGAAATCCTTAAACGTGTCAAAGCGGGTGAGGAAATCACAAAATTCTAAGGTAGTCCGAGTAAATAGTGAAAAGCTACGGAGTTATCACTAAGGGAGTGTGAAACACAATGGCAATCCATACCACGACAACGCCTTCGATTGCACCTGAGTTTCAGACCTTCTACAATCGCACTCTTTTGAAGCGTCTGAGACAAAACTACGTGCATCGTCAGTTCTCTCAAAAGAAACCGATGCCGAAAAATAACGGTAAGACCGTTCAGTTCCGTCGTTTTGGCGATCTGGCCCCGGCTACTACGCCGCTGACTGAGGGTGTAACCCCGGCAGGTAACAGCGCAGCCGTAACGGAAATCTTCGCAACGGTCGCTCAATACGGCGACTATCTGGAGTTTTCCGACATGGTTTCGCTGACTGCACTCGACCCTGAATTGGTCAGCTACGCAGAAGTGCTTGGCGATCAAGCTGGCGAAACGTTGGACATACTGACCCGCGATGAGTTGGCTTCCGGCACGAACGTTATCTATGCTGGTACTGCTACCAGCCGGGACACCGTTAAGGTTGACGATAAGCTGACCAGCTTGGAAATCCGTAAGGCACGCCGCTTCCTGAAAAAGCACAAAGTAAAGCCTGTTTCCGGTGGTTTTTACGTCGCTTTCGTACACCCGGACGCCGTATTCGACCTGCAAGCTGACCCGCTGTGGCAAGAAGCAGAGAAGTACGGTAACAACGCTGGCGGTCTGTTCGATGGTGAAATCGGACGCCTGTTCGGTGTACGTTTCATCGAAACGCCGAACGCCAAAATTTTTGAAGGTGCTGGTGCTAATGGTGCAGATGTGTACGCAACCATCGTACTCGGTGCAGATGCCTACGGCGAAGTAGACATCGAAGGTTCCGGCAATGTGAAAAACATCATCAAACCGCTTGGCTCCAGCGGTACGAATGACCCCCTCGATCAGCGTCAAACGACCGGGTGGAAAGTCCAAGCGTGGACGGTAAAACGTCTGCAAGAGTTAGCAATCGTTCGCATTGAACACGGCGCATCCCTGTAATGAAGCAAAAGACCCTGCAAAATCAGGGTCTTTTGCGTTGACAAGACATGGCAGTTAAATATACAATATGTAATGAGAAGGAAAATTATGAATCGGAGGTTAAAGCATGGCAACGAATACAACCGAAAACATTGGCAAACCGAAAGTGACGGACGAACAGCTTGATAAATTGGTTCGGGACTTTGCAAAGTACCTTGAAGATCAGCCCAAAGTTCCGCTGTTCCTGCCGGATGGCGCTGGAATCCAAGACCCGCTGCCTGTTGGATACAACGGTGTCGTTTACCTGCTGCCAGTCGGCGTAGAAATTGAAGTTCCGAAACCGATCTACAATTTGGTTGTAAACGAGTCCAACGTCTTGAAGAAAAACTACGGCAAAACTGTTCGCAACGGTGAAACCGTAGAAGCCAAAGCACGTCGCAAAGGCGCACAACAGTAAAGCAACAAAGCCACAGGGCAGGACGCAAACGTGTCCTGCCCTATTTAGCGAAAGGAGGGTTTATGGTGAAATTGAAAGATATTATTCAACAGACGAACATTCTGCTGGATGAGAATTTTACGAACAGTGAAGTTATCGGCTGGCTCAACCTTGGCCTGAATGATCTGGCGGCAACCGTCGGCGCAAACTTCCCGGAATTGACGATCTCCGATATGGAAAACTCTCCAGTTATCCCGGCGAAATATCATCGACTGTTGGTTTTGTATGCCGCTGCCAAAGGGAAAGAAAAAGATTCGGCAATTGCAGAAGCACAGAATTTCTTGGCGCAGTATGAAGCTGGAAAAGCGCAATTTGCTTCCACATATACGGTTCCAGATCAGTACAAAGACCCGGACGCTCCCGGTTCAGCCGTTGACCCTAGCGAATTGAATGGAGGATACAGCAACGGTAACTTCCCTCCGAATCCGTATCCTACGTTGTGGAGTTGGTAATCCATGAGACAACGATTCAAACCGAATCCGACTGTTAAGCATTTTGAAGGATACAACGACTTTTCTGGCGGTTGGAATACAGAAACGTCCAACGAACGGCTGCTGGACAGTGAATTTGTCATGATGGACAATGTTGACTTGTCGTGGCGCGGTTCTATTCGTCGGCGCACCGGGCGCGTTGAGATTCCGACCGGGATTCCGGCAGGTAACGCGCAGGGCATGTGGTTCTATTACCGGGAAGGTCAAGTTGCTCCAGATAAAATCTTCGCTGTTAGCGGCAAGTTGTACAAGATGGGGCCGAACGATCAGGTAGCCGTAGAGTTGCCGATCACCAACCTTGCTTCCGGGTTCCAAACCGAATTACCGATTGAAGCTGTCCAGTACAACCAAACCATGTTCTTTGCGACCGGGACAAAGTTGGTGGAATACGACGGCACGACGGCAAAGGTTGTGGAGCCATACAAACCGACTCCGCAGGAAGCCATTTTCATCGGCACGAATGCGCTGGCAGATAACCCGGCTGCATGGATTGAGGATGGCGTAGATACGGTGCTGGTTGCCACAGGTATGAATCCGTCCAAGCCGACAGGTGTGGTTAATGAGGAGTTGACCTTTGTAGGCTATATTGCAAAGCCGGATTCAATCACGTCGGTCGATTACAAGTGGGAGTGGAAGTTGTCCAAAGACGAGAATTTTACAGTGGGACGTGACTGGACGAATGGTGCGGCAGGTAAGACATGGACGTTTAAGCCGGAGAAAGATGAGGAATACGACTTTAAGCTGACCGTCAGAGATGCCAATGACACGACCGTAACATCGTCATACACATTGTCGAAGTATAAGGTTAACAAGACGGAGGACAAGGAGAAAAACGTCCAGTACGATGTATCCGGGATTCATACTTGCCGTCGAATCCTGCTGCATTGGGACAGACTTATCATGTCCGGCGACAACAAGAATCCTCAGTTGCTTTATATTGGCGATCTCCGCAATCCACGCTACTTCCCGACAACGAACGTACTGGACTTCTCATCGAACAAAGGGGAACCGATCACCGCGCAAGTTCGGTACAAGAATATGCTTGTTGTATTCACCCGGACGACGGTGCAAACCATGACAGGGAAATCGCCGGACGATTACACCCGGAATCTTGTGCATGACGGTATCGGTTGTATTGCTGAACGGTCGGCAAAGGTCATTGGTGACATCGTGGTATTCCTGTCCAATGAGGGTTTGAAATATCTCGTCCACTCTGTTTTCACGCTGGAAACGCTGAATGTCAAACCAATCGACACGCCCATTCGTTCTCAGGTTCCACGCGACGCCAACGCTTGTGCAATGGTATACGACGATCAATACTGGATTTGTTTCCCGGACAGAAACTTCATCCTCCGCTATTATTACACCGGGAAAGTTTGGACACGTGACATATCGAGCAAGTTGAACATCGTCCAGTTCGCAGTAGAAGGGTCGAACGTTTACAACTTAACCAAAGATGGCAAACTTTACAAACACGATAATACGGTTTACAATGATGTTGGAGAAGCGTATACCATGTTGGTTGAGTCGAAGTTCTACGATCTTTCGATGATGTTTAACCGCAAAAAATTGCGTCGCTTCTATGTTTTGGCAAAGCATTACAGCACACATGTTAACTTGAAAGTAAAAGTGTTTGCTGACGGTTCAGTTGTTCTTACGCCGGATGTAGGGGAAGCGCTGGTCGATGAAAATGGAAATGTGTTCTGGATTGAACGGACAGAACCGAATCTGCACTTTTACTCCGGCACAGTGGTCGGAACATGGGTACTTGGCGGTAGTCCTCTCGGTGACCCGGACATTTCCGTACAGAGAGCGTCGATCAGTGGTAAATGCCGCAGAGTAAAGGTTCAGTTTTCGCATAGTGAAAATGTTCCATGCGAAATCTTTGCATACGGTTTTGAATTTAAGGAATCGAAAATTTAGAAAGGAGTGGGAATATGGCGAAAATTCAACCGGGCACGCTGCATGACTTTGTAAACGGCGAAATCGTTACCGAAGAAATTTTGGACAGCAACTTTGAAATTATTCGGGTAGCGATTAATGATACCGATTCCAGAGTGGATAACACTTACACCAAAGCTGAAGTTGATATTAAGATCAACCAAGCAACAGCAACAAAGAACGTGGCGGCAGGTACGCAATTCCCTGACCCTCCTAACACTGATGGTCAAGAATTTTTCCGTACTGACATCGGGAACGGTACGCTGTATGTTTACTATTCTGGCTATGATAACCCTGACCCCAATTTCGGTCATTGGAAAAAGATCGGTGAGGTTACGCCAGCTTCTACAACAGCACTTGGCGGTGTAGTGGTTGGGGAACACTTTAATGTTGATGCAAACGGTAAGATTACCCTGAAACCTGCCACACTTGGTCAGATCGGTGGTGTGCGTCCATCCGGCAGTCGATTCACCGTTGCAGGTGATGGTACGCTTGACATCATCATGGGTGCAGGCAGTAACTTAGATGCTGACAAGGTTCACAACGTAGAAGGAAAATACGTCGCATTAGCGGCCCGGTTCTTTAAATACCTGCTCAGTGGACGGGACGGCGACCTTATAGTGTCCGATCATACGGAAATGCCGAAGCATGTCATGGCATACAACAATCTGACGATCAACGCTTCTCAGTTGTTTTATCACCCTGCTGTAACAGATGCATCTGTAAAAGGGCCAATTTTCATCGGTGTTGCTGGTACGCTCACATTGAATGGTGCGATTACCGTTGAAAATGCAGGTGCAAAGGGTGGCGATGCTCTTGAAACTGGCGTCGGCGCTGGCGGTGATGGTGGTGGAGTTATCGTTATCGTAGCGAATCAGATTGTCGGCAACGGGACGATTACGGCAAATGGGCAAAATGGGCCAAACTCCACAAAGTCCAGTCCCGGATATATAACTTCGGGCAATCCCGGTAGTGCAGGTAAAGTGTTCGGTGTACCTATTCCGGGCGCTCCTGCTGCGACAGGGAAAGATGGTGGCGGCGCTGGCGGGACAAGGAATATCGTGGCTACCAACCTGATGGAAGCCTTCATTTCCGGTATGGTTTCCATTCAGGGTGACGACATCGGCGGTGGCGGCGGTGCTAGTGCGCCTACTAACTACAGTTATGGTGTAGACGGCCCCGGTGGTGGTGCTGGCGTAGGCGGTTCAGGTGGTAAAGGCGGCGACATCAACACATCTACACAAAGCAACAAAGGGGCACCGGGCGGTGGCGGTGGTGGTGGTGGACTCATTATAATCGTTTCACCTAACCCTGTCCCGGCGATTCAGTTGAATGCGAAAGGCGGAAACGGTGGTACTGGTGTCGGATACGCGGGCGGCGCTGGTGGCGGGGGCGGCGGTGCAGTCTTCATTTATGCGCCAAGTTCGTCTGCGGTTATCAACGTAGCAGGTGGTACGGGTGCCGCTGGCACAAGCGGTGGTACGGCTGGTGCTAACGGTAGCGCTGGTGTGTCGAAGTTCATTCCAATTTAAAGGAGGAGTGAAAGGTGAAAGTATTTGTTGAACTAAGAGAGAACGGCGAAATCATTCAGGTGGCAGACGGCTTCCCGGAAGCCCCTTTTGAGAATGCGGTTGAAGTGCCAGAAGAATTTGCCAAGGCGGTTGCAAGATCGCCCGAAGATTGGCAATTCGTCAATGGCGCATTCATTCAGTTGAAAAAAGAAAAGGTGCCGATTGAACGGCCCGACGATGAAGTTTTGAAACTTAAAAATCAAGTCAGTGAATTGCAGCAAGAGTTGGGGAAAAAGAACCAAGAAATCGCAGTAATCCTTCTGGAATTGGCGCAACTAAAAGGAGGAACGGCGTAATGTGGTACGAGATCATCAAAAATTACGCTCATTTCTATACGCTGGAACAAATGAAGGCGTTTGTCAGAGCAGGTTGGATTACGCCGGAGCAGTACGAAGAATTGACCAGTACGGTTTATGAGCCGTAAGGAAGGGGTGAAACAGAGTGGCACTTTTGGATAAAATCGTTGGCGGTGTAAAAGATTTTGTTGACAAATATCTTGGCGGCGGCAGCAAAAGTGGCGGCTCTGACCGCGACAGAGGTGGCGGTGGTTCCTCCAGTTCCAAAAGCAGCGGCAAGTTGACCGGAGACCCTACCATAGACCGCTATCTCCGGGAGTTGGGTCGGGCGCAACGTGCTTACTATGAATACAATGACCCAAGGTTGAAAGAAGGAGCGCACAACTACGCTAACAGGCTTCGTGCTGAAGCAGCCGCACAAGGTATTGATTTGTCGAAGTACGGTGTACGCAACCAGTATGGCATTGACTACCGCCAATACTACACCGACCCCGGCCCTGCTGGAAAATACCAAGACAACTCCAAGGCTCCAGACTGGTTGAATCTTGGTACTCCAGTCGGCGGTGATTATGATACTCAAAGGCGTAGCGGTGGCGGCGGTGGCGGCGGTGGCGGCGGTAACATCTACGATCTACTCAATAACTACTACAGCAGCTACCAAAACAGCCTGAACAGATCGCTTGAAGGTCTGGACGAATTGGCTGCCCAACGTGCAAATGCGTACATTAACTCGCAATTGATGGCTTATCGTTCGGCAATTCCGATGCTGGAACGGCAACGTGAAAATGCAATCAACCGGATTCTGTCGAATCTGGAGTCAAGTAAAAAGGCATTGGACGATGAATACTTCCAGCGTTATCTTCAGTCCCGTCAGGCGCTTGCGAATCGTGGCCTGAATGCCGGGTTTGAATCCGACATGAACACTCGACTTGGCTTGGCGAAGATGGGCGAAATCGGTGAGTTGCAGCGTCAAGCAAGTCAGAGCCAAGCTGATGCAGAGTTGCAATACGCCGCACAGATCGCTCAGATTCAAGACCGCATCGCATCCATTCAGGCACAGGCTCCGATGCTGGAAGCGCAATATCTTGCCGAAATGCAAGCTGCCGCACGTCAGCAAGCCTTGCAAGAGTATCAGGCGCAGATGGATGCTCTCAAATTTGCGGCTCCGTACATGTTCATGACGGCTGGCGATCAAGCACGACTTGCTTACGATATGCAGAAGGATGTTAACGACGCTTTGCTCCAGCGTTATCTGCATGATACGCCGTCCGGCAACACGTTGGCAAACCTGCAATGGCAGCAATACATGTTCAACAACGTGTCGGCAGCAGATCAAGCACGTATGATGCTCCAGCGGTACATGTTCGATAATGTGTCCGGCAACGCTGCTTTGAACGCGAATACGCAACTCCAGATCGCTCAGATGAACAACGCTGTACGCTTGCAGATCGCTCAAGCGAACAATACCCTGAGAGCATATCTTGCAACACGCGACGAAACGAAGCCAGTACCGCCAGAGGTAGTCGAAGCATACGGCGCAACCATCGACCCGACAGGCGCGACGAACGAAAACGGTCAGCCGGATACAAGGCAAAGCGTGCAACGTGATTTACAGGAGAAGTTGCTTAATAAGTACATTACACCGCAAGAATACCGGGCATTCATGGAAGAAGCTGACCGGGTGTTTGACCAGTGGGAAGCACAGCAAAAACTCAAGCAGGAGCAGGAAGCCAAGAATCGCGCACAACGTCGGCAACAAATACAAGATACTATCGTCAACTGGACTCCACTGTTCCCGACAGGTCTACCAATTCTCCCTTTCAGGTAACCCCTACTCCTCAAGCAGCAGGTTCCAAAACAGGGTCACTCAGCGCCGCGCCAGCTAACGTCCAAGCTGCAATTAGAAGCGCGGCGCAGCAAGTAGGGGTGGACGTTGGCTTGGTAGCTGCGGTTGCGCGTGCTGAGTCCGACTTCAACCCGAAAGCAAAGAGCCGCGCCGGAGCGATGGGACTCATGCAACTCATGCCCGGTACGGCAAGGGGGTTAGGGGTAAAAGACCCTTGGAACGTCAATCAAAACGCTCTTGGTGGAGCGAAGTACCTGTCTCAGATGTTGAAAAAGTACAACGGTAACGTACAGTTGGCGTTGGCGGCTTACAACGCCGGGCCGGGGAACGTGGATAAGGCGATCAGCCGGGCAAAATCGCGCAGTTGGTCACTGGTATCCAAGTATCTGCCAAAAGAGACACAAAACTACGTGCCAAAGGTATTGAGATATTATTACGGTTAAGGGAGTGAATACTGATGGCGTTTGATTTTAGTAAACGCGCTGGCAGTTCGGGTAGAAATGTCAGCAATTCCATAAAAAACGCTGAAAGACGTATTCGGGCGGTTGGGGGAAACCCTAACCCCGACTCCCGAAACTGGTTTGAGAAGGCAACAAACCTGCCCAAAGACCAAAACTGGTTTTTCGATATTCTGGACTTGATCGGTCGTCCTCTCAACGCAGCGAATACAGCGATTGACGACTGGTTCAACATGCGTAACACTACGCTTGGAGACTCGCTGTATCGCGGCTTTGCAGGTAGAACACGCACGTCCGGCTCCGACATCGTGCGTGACTTTGGCGTAGACAATCCGACGGCTCAGTTTTGGGCAGGTCTTGGTTGGGACATTTTCACTGACCCAACCAACCTTATCCCCGGTAAGGCCGTAGTAGGGGCAGTTGGGGCCGCTGGTAAGGGAGCCAAGGCAGTCGGCAAGGGAGCCTATAATCTGCTTCCAGATGCAGCGAAATCCGGTATTGACAGTGTGACGCAAGGTTTGAACCGTATTTTTGGTGGTCGTTACGCCGGGATGGATGCACAGCTTGCGAAGATGTTGGAGGACACGAACAATGCGATGGATTATTACCGTCAGCGTATTTTTGATGAAGTTACTGGCGCGATGAAAGACTTGCCGAACGCTGGCCCTGAAATCGCAAGGCTTATGGAGCGTGATCTGCGGATTCAATACGACCCGACAGAAATACTTAACAACCTGTTCAAGCGTGAACCATTCCAGTTGCGTATGACCGGGCAACAATTGGACGACTTCATGAAGGAGTTGAATCTTAGAATTCAACAAACTCCACAGGTACAGGATTACCTGAACCGTAGGCTGATGCAGCAACAAGACATCGCCCGGCGCATAAGCGATATGTTGTCCAATAACAACATGCGCGACCTGTACCAACGCAGACTCCAAGGAGCGCCGCTGACGGCGGCAGAGAGCCGGGTACTGAACCGTATGGACAGGTTGATTCGCGGCAAGACAGCAGTAGCAAGAGACTTGCGCGAAACGCAGCGCGGCATTCGCTTTGAACCGATCAAAACGGGTGGCAAGGGTGTTCAGGCGATCAATCCCAAACCGCAACTGTTCAGGGAAGCGGTTGGCGATTTTGAGCAGTTCGTTCGGGATATGAGTCCTACAAAGACGTTTGACGACATGGCCCAATCTCCAGCTTCGCGTCAGGCAGCGGAAACTTTGCTTCGGGAAGGGAAGGTGACGCTACAAAAAGGTGACCCGGTGATTGATGATCTGACGCGCATCTTCGGCAGCGATGTAACAACTAAGACCCGGAAAAACGTCACAGTACGTTTGAAACCTGACTCTCAATATCATGGTGAACGCCTTGATGATCTCCAGTTCGTTGATCGCATGGGGCCGATCAATATTGAGCGTCCACAACGTCAATACTCCACTGACCCAAGGGTAGCAATCCGGGCAAACCGCTTCATGGAAATGAACAAAGAAATCCTCCAGTTGGCGCAGCAGAATGGTATCAGTATCAATGAATTTAACGGTTACATGACCCACATTCTGAGTGAAGCGGAAAAAGCTGCACGTCCAAGAGTTACAACGTCCGGCACAGCGAAGTACGGCGGTAACAAAGCGGTTGTAAGCGGTCGGAAAATTCCCGGCTCCGTTGAGGACATTAATGAATTGTTTGGTAAGGAGTTCTTCAACCCGGATGCTTACTTTGCAACGGCAATCGGTCAGAAGCGGTTGGTTGAGTACGTGTTGGCAGAAGGGTTCAAACGTCAGGTTTTGTCCAATCCTGACTTTGCACGTCCATACACTGGCGGGCCGATTGGCAAGGATGAGGTCGTTATCAGACCGGACGACTACAACTTCTTCCGCAACGACGACGGCTCTCTCGGCGCAAGGAAAGGTCAGGAGTATGTCGTTCATAAATCTGTAGAACGTGCGCTCAATAACTTCAAGAGTCGGATTCAGGATGAGAGTATCAGCGCCTTTGTCAAAGGGTATGATGCTGTTCTGAATGCGTGGAAGAAGCTGACCCTGTTTTCCCCGGCATATCATGTCCGTAACGTACTTGGTTCTAACTGGAACATGTACATCGCTGGTATGAGCGTGCCGGACATCGCAAAATACGTCGCTCAGTCGATCTCCGATTTGCGGAAGCCTTACGACCCGCTGGTTGATGCCTTTAAGCGGCAAGGTCTTGGCGGTTCCAGTTTTGCTTACGCCGACTTCAAATACGGCGGTGCTGAATCTGAGGAAGCCCTGCGTCGGGCACTACAACGTCAGCAAATGACTCCCGGACAAAAGGCAGTAGACAGCGTGAAGAACATCCTCAACACCAGCTTGGACATCGCCCATCAAGCCGACGTAATGAACCGCTATGCGATGTTCAAATGGGCAGTAGAGAAGAAAGGTATGTCGGTTGAAGAAGCAGCCCGGAAGGTGAAGGAAGTCCTGTTTGACTACCAAGACCTGTCGGAAGTAGAGCGTAAGGTGTTCCGTCGAATCATTCCTTTCTACACTTTCATGAAAAAGAACGCTGCCTTCCAGATCAAATACTTTTTTGAAAACCCACTTCGTTACCGGGTGATCGACAAGATCAGAGACAACCGGGAAGGCGCGTTTGACCGCAACAGAGTAACACCTGATTGGCTCGATCAAGCAATTGCAATTCCGTTGACTGGCGACAGCGCAGGAAACATTGATTTTCTCAATCTCAACCCTCCGGCAGCCGATTTAGCAAAATGGGCAAGCGACCCACTTGGTCAACTCACGTCGTCCACTTCTCCGATGGTAAGACTACCCTTGGAATTGGCTACCAACTATGATATGTTTATGAAAAGACCGATTGAAGAATTTGAGGGGCAGACACGTAATTTCCTTGGACTAGATATGTCAGCTAAGACGGCTCATGCACTCGATCAGGTCGGTCTGCTGCGGCAACTGGATACGATATTTAATTCAGATAAACCGTTACAACAAGCGGCATCGTTCGGTCTGATTCGCAGCCAAGATGCAGCAACAGCACGTCGTTCAAAGCAGTATGAACGATTGAAAGAGTTGGAGGACATGATTAAGCTGCTTGAACAGCAAGGCATTGATGTACCGACGATAAGGGAGTTGCAACGGCGTGGACGGTAAAGGAGGGTAAGCAAATGGGGGAAAACGATATGACACCGGGAGAGCGTTTGGCTACGTTGGAAACGAAAGTGGATATGGTTCTTATCGCTATCGACAAGCTAGTCACAAAGGCAGAGCATGAAGAACTGAAGCGGAGAGTTGACAGGTTGGAAAGCGCCCCTACGAAATGGATTCCAAACATTATCGCAGGGGCTTCCCTCCTGTTAGTTCTGATTCAGACCATTCTGAATAAGGGAGGATAAGTATGTTCAGAATCATTACGATTGATCAACTGCTTCAAGAGTTGGCAAAGTACAATCATACCGAATTGCACGTACATCATACGTGGCGACCGTCCCATAAGGACTTCAACGGCTCCAACCATATCGCACTTCAAGAGGGTATGCGAAACTACCACGTCAACACAAGAGGATGGGATAACATCGCGCAGCACGTTACGCTGATGCCTGACGGCAAGTTCGTGACTGGTCGCCCGTTCAATTCGCAACCCTGCTCCATCTCAGGTAAGAACGGCTCCGCAGGTAAAATCCCGTTCATGGTGGAGATGCTTGGCGACTTCGATATTGGTCGAGACAAATTAGAGGGCAAGCAATTGGAGTCGATATTGCAGTTGGCACGTTACTTCGACCGTCAAGGTAAGTATATTCGCTTCCATCGGGAAAATGCCAGCAAAAGCTGCCCCGGAACCGGAATTGATAAGAATTGGTTCATGGCACAGGTACGCAAGCCAGTGAAATCCGAATTGGAGTTGGCTATCGAAAAACTGGTCGCGCACAAGATCATCAACACGCCGGAATACTGGCTGAAAAACGCCAAAAAAGGTATGACAGTAGACGGCGAATATGCCGCTTTACTGATACAGCGCTTTGCAAAGGAGTTGAAATGAGCCATGGGACAAATTAACAAGCAAATTATCGCTCCGCTGGCAGCAGGTGTATTCCTCTTTATCAAACAAGTGTTCGGTATTGAAGTGGGAACAGCAGAGCAAGATGTCTACGTTGACGCAATTTTGGCAGGTATCACGCTCGTCGGCATCTTCATGAAGCCGAAAAACGGTTAACCACAAAATTCCCGTTGTGTAGCGTTCGTTCTGAGCCACGAAAAAGGGAGGGGTAATATGATTATACCCCTCCCCTTTGTTATTCGGATGGCTTGAACCGCTGCTTCACACATTCAAGGTAGATCAGAGCGTCGCACAGTTCCTGTTGCAGATGTTCTATCCATCCGATCAGATTGTAGTCCTCTACGTTGACCAGTGTGCCGTATTTCTTCAGTCCCTTTTCTTGTTGGTCGAGAAGCATCTGGACGACGTTGGAAATCACCGGATTTTCTTGAAAGTTAATCTTCAACTCGGTTTACGCTCCTTTCGGTGCTGAAACCCTCAGGGTAGCGTTTCCGCAGCTTCTCGATGTTCTCATACATGACGACATCCAGCGGGATTTTGCAATCGTCGGCAATCCGCGCCAGATACCACAGCGCGTCGCCAAGTTCTTTCGTCAGCTTTTCTTTGTCCAACGGGTGTCCATGAAAGACGACTTTCTTCAGGTAGTCAACGACTTCCCCGACTTCTCCAGCCAGCCCCATCGACCAGTTAACCAAGCCGATTGCCGGGTCTTTGTGGACTCCGGCAGTTCGGCGCGTCAGGTACTGATATTCGTTAGCACTCATTTTCTCCATGTTCATTGTTTTCCACTCTCCCTTTGATTATCGTACCGGGCAACTGCCGCCAGCACAGTCGTTCAGATCAAGCATGTCGTCTATTTTCATCGAACCATTCATGATCTTGTAGACTTCGGCAACGTCGCCCTTGATGTTGGCTTTCATTTCTTCATACTGCTCTTTGGTGATCGGTTCCCAAGGTGGTTGAATGTACCCATGACCGTCATACGGCAGAACAGAGATGGTTTTGGTTCGCTGCGCCCAATACTTAATCAGCATCGGGATTTTATTGGCTTCATGCTCCCGGAAGTTGATCGTCGCAGATACGGAGTTGTCAGCCCAATACGTCTGAAGCAGTCCTTGAAAAGCAAGCTGTTCTTCGATTGGTACATCGCCAGCCGCTTTGAATCCGGGGATACCTGCCGACGGCTGACGGACTGGAAACTCCACGACGGTCGTGTTCGGCGTGTAGTAGTCCGGCTCATGCTTGTAGCCGCACAGCTTCAGGGCAGTCAGAACAGGGTCATTGTTGCTGAATCGGATGCGTTGGATGATGTACTCCGCATAGTGCCAATGCATACCGCTGGAAACGCCGGGCAGCTTCGCTACCGTACCTGACGGCTTCACCGTTGTCATTTTGATCGGTTTGTTGGCTCCCAACGCTGTTGCGTATTCGTCCAGTGTCTTATCAACGACTTTGTACATATGGTCAAGTGTGGCAACAATGGCATCATCGTAAATCGGAATGAAGTCCCATACCTTTTTCGGGTCAAGGCCGTACTCGGCGCATTCTTCCTCAGTTGGTTTTCTCCAGCCTTTGATCGCAGAGCGACCGAATTGTGTGAGAATCCAGTCTTGGATACCTGAGAGCGATACGCCGACACGACGGTTTTTGGCGATGATCTTCTGCGTGACTTCCCAATCGTATTCGGCAAATGTTACACGATACACATAGCGTGCAGCCAGCCGTAAGACTTCGCCGTAAGGGATGTTGTATTTGTCACACATAAGAGGGAATACTTCAAACAGGTTGCAAGGCTCTCCGTTTGCCAAGCTAATTTCCGCGCAAGGATTGGTGAAGGTCACGTCCGGGTCGCAGTTCTCCTTCCGACCGTCAGCGATGCGTCCGTAGTTCCGCATCAGTTCGATATTAACCGTTCCCGGCTCCCCGTTCTCCACCATTGACTTTGCAACGGAATTGAAGGATTTGACGTTGTTCCGCAGATAGTTGTTGTCCACGACGACAGAGTTGTTGGAAGCCCAACGAGCGTGATTCACGTTGATCTCGTAGTCGGCTTTTTCGTACATAGCGTGCAGGTCAATGAAATTCTGACGTGCTTGACCTTCCAATGAATCCCGGAAAGCATAAAACTCAGGACGTTTCAGATCGTTCCATTCCGCACCGACAAAGTACAGGGCTTTCCGATTAATCTCAGGCCCGACCTTCTTTACCAGTTCCGTATAATCAGTCTGGAACAATTCGCGTGCGATTGCTTTCTTGGACTTCATCGTGACAAAGGATTTGTTGGTCGGGTCGCCGCCAGCGATCTCCGCAGAGCGCCGTACGTTACCAGCTACGATGCAGCGACCGATAAAGTTCACGATGTCAACGGCAACCCTTGTTTTCATACGCTTGCCGGGGCCATGCAAGGTATTGAGCAGATTGTTGACTTCACGCAGCATGGCAATCAACGGTTTCGGGCCTGACGCTGTACCGCCGAATCCTTTGATTCGTTCTCCGCTGCCACGCACTTCTGACACATCAACGATTAAGTGTTCAACTGTTTTACGATCTGGATAGTCAAAATGAGCGTCGATAACTTCCTCCAGCGCGTCGCACCAACCCTCCCGGCTGTCAGCTACGATCAATCTGGCAACCTTTTCACCCTTGTCGATTTCAGGGACTTGCGTTAGCATGTCTTTAAACTGTTCATAATCCTTGTGGGATGGGTCGCATACAAGCGACAATTTCACTTTTCGTGCTACGAGAGGGAATTGTCGCATAAAATCATCCACAGCGGAGTACCCGACGCCGCCACCTTGCATGAGTCGATTCATGGCAAATTTGAAGGGGAAAGACGCTCTTGGTATTTGCCCTTCAAAGTACGGTTGCGGTCGAATGTCGATATTCCAGCAGTTGTTAAGCGCAGCGCCCCCACGCTCACGCTGATATTTGGTTCCCATCATCCACAGACCGCGACCCGGTGGCAAGCCGATCAGGAAAAACATCATGCGGTAAAATTGCTCCATTTCCTTACGACGATCTTCCTCAGTCGGCAACGTCGGGTCGTCCGGCAGCAGAGCAAAGTTTCCCTCAGTTACCCGGCGGCATACTTCCCACCATTCTTCATAGCGTCCACTTCCGACGTTTTCATACGGTTCGCCACAAGGAAAAGTATCTCCCGGCTCAATCCAACGGGAATAAGTACGTTGGAACACTACCCATCCAACTGGCCCCCACTCCGGTTGTTTGTTTTTGAATTGGTTCAGAAACTCTTGTGACAGTCCAACAGGCATATCAGTTTTCCTCCTTCACCATTCTCTCAGTTCTATGTGCTTTGTTACGGTACGGCATCTCACGCAGTACAGGTCTTTGATGTGGTTAACTTCTTTTAATTTCCGAAGTTTGCGACGAATGGGAAATTTCATCCCGCATGGACACTGGAGAACGACAGTCTTTGTGGTTGCAAGCGCTCTCGCGTATCCCATACGTTTCACCTACTCTTTCAATGTGATTAGTTCGGAGTAGGGCAGTGTCTCGACCCATGCTGCAAAATCTCTCCACTCCTGTAAACGGTGCAAGCGACGTGCATGGTACATGTTTTTCAAGACCTGATAGTTCATGGTGCAAGTCCGGGTGTAGTTGTAAGATTGAGGGACATGTTGCAGTAACCTTCTCCATTCAGGAGAGGGTTTTTTCTTACCTGCTTCCCACCATTCTTCGATCAAAGCGTTAACGTGGTCAACAATAAGCTGCTCTCTCCATCCGACGGAATCAAAAGAAAAGTCGTCAACCGTTAACAAACGGCTTCCCATCTTGTGCATCTGAGAAGTGCTGTTTTCAGTTGTGCCAACCTTGTAAGTAGCCTGTTCTCTCCACCAGTATTCAGGAGCCGTAATATCAACAGATACGAATATCTGCCGGAGAAACTTACCATGATCGGAGCCAGCTTTGGACAGTTTCATTGCCAGCGCGTGGTCGTTCGGCCCCATAACAAAACCTTCTGGCGTTTCTTTACTGTCCATCAAATGCCACGATTCCCAACTGTTCCTCATTCCCCGGATTGCGTTCATCCAGTTGTAAATCGCCAGATTGTTGAACTTTATCATTCAATATTTCACTCCTTTCGTGAGCAACTTGAATTACATTGTTCGCCAACTCCTGCACTTGTTCAGGTGTCAGGCTGGTCGTTCGGCGTATAGCTTCCAGCCAGATTTCATTGTCACAAGCTACGCCAGCTTCAAACCCGGCTGCATACGCTTGTCTGCGAATTGTCGTGTTGTTTTTACCTTTTCCCATCTTGTTTGCCCCTCTCCTATTGGTAAATTTTATTATATCACCTTGCCATATTTTATGAAATACAGTCCATGCCGGATTGCATCTCTCATATGGTCATTGGTGCGTTCACCGTTAATGTAAAGCAGTTTGCCCCGTCGTTCCGCAATCCCCAACTGAACCAAGATGTTGTCGTTGAAACGCTTCTTAATCATCGGGTCTTGACCGTAGCAGGGAATGCCTTCCTTCCAACACTCATGTCGGATAATCCCGATCAACTGCGGAGTCTCCAGTTCACTCCATGATTGCTGCATAGCTTTTCCGGCTTGCAGCTTGTAGGTTTCGTACACAACTACATTCGGCTGCAAGTCTCGGATAAGTTGCACATGGTCATACCAATATGCTTCAGGACAGTCATAGTCAACCGACTTGATATTTTCAAATGCGGTTAACTTTCTGTCAACGAACCATGCCCACCCGGTCGTTCCTCCCCCTTCTCTCCAGTTACCGGAGGGGTCAAATGCAAGGATTCTCATTTTAACACTCCTTTCATCGTTTCTGCGATTGCTTTTGCTACTGATACAGTTACGGCATTTCCGAACTGTTTATACATTTGAGTATCAGAGCAAACTAATTTGTAACTGTCAGGGAATCCCTGCAATCTTGCACATTCGCGTGGTGTCAGTTTACGGACGCGGAATTTTTCTTCATCCCATATCTTCGGCTCCTGCTTTCCTCCACAAATAGCTGTCAGTGTCGGGCAAAGACCATTTACATCGTACACTCGTTTCCATTGATCTTTCCCTTTAATATCTAATCGACCGATAACGACAATTTCAGGTGCAATTATATGCGTCCGGCGACCTTTGCCTACGCCGTTAGGAGCAACACCTTTCCAGTAATTCGCATCCAAGCAGTAAGCGCATCCGTCTTTGTCGGTGAAGGCGTCTTGGGGATTTTCATACCCTTTTTGTAAAGCCGCTTCAATAATGGAACGTGCTTTTTCATCCGGCATGTAATACTTCTCAGGCACGTCAGTCTCCAAAATTTCAAACAGCCGTGGAACACGTTCTGTCTGCTGATATGGGAACTGTAATATCTTGTCTCCTCTTACTCCGGCGACGAAATAGCGTTCGCGGGATTGTGGCACTCCCCAATATTTTGAATTGTACAAAGCGTATGACATACGGTAGCCACGCTTTGCATATTCTTGTTCTAGGACAGGGAGATACCTCTTCAGTTGCTCCACATTCTCAGCCAGAAGCATTTGAGGAGCCTTTTCAGGAGAGAACTGAAGAATTTCGTCCAGCAACCGCATGACTTCAAAAAACAGACGACTGCGTTCTCCTTCAAACAACCCTGCCATTTTACCCGCAATCGACAGGTCTTGGCATGGAAAACCGAATGTCCAAACATGAGCGAATGGTACATCTTGCCATGTCATTTGCCGAATATCCATTTGCTTGACGTGATCGCCTATATTCGCGGCATAGGACTTTACTGCGTATTTGTCCCAATCCCATGCCCCC